TCTGATGCTAGAAGTATGAAAGAAGCTTTACTAGCACAGTTGAGAGCATCTTTAGAGGAAACTGGTAGAACAAAACAATTGGAAAAACAAGCAAATAATGCTGATAATTTGAACAAGACATTAAACACGGTCCCTATGGGCTTTTATATATTTTAGTATGGTATTTTTAGAAACATTATTAAGTGAAGCTACTTTTGAAACATTTTTCTCACAAGTTATTATACGAATGAGAAATGATTTCAATTTTACTGAAATATATAATCAAGTTCGAGGTATTAAAGACGTAATTGTTGTAAAAGTAGTAGATAATGAAAAATTAGATGCTGCCTCTACAGATAATTACAAATACTCACTCCTTGAAATGAAATATCTTTCTCAAGGAAATGCATTAGATACTATAAAAGTTATCAAATCAGAAGCTCTTAAAATACCAGGACTGTTAAAATTTCAAGTTAGAGCACAAACTATATTAAAAATTAGAAATTACTAATAATGGCATTATACGGATCTTCTCGTGATATTTCATTTTTCCACGTTATTAATGCTGAGTTATTACACAACATTATTGAACAAAACGTTGGGTACTATCAAATATCGTTAGATGAAACTCCAACTAATGTATATGGTGAAGCAAAAAACGGTACTAAAATGTACTTACCTCCTGTCTTAATAGTTTGTTTAATCGACAGAGGTGACTACGAGGGGAACTATAGCACATTAGGACCAGATATTACGAGAAATTTCTCATTTAGATTCTTGCGTAAAGATTTAATAACACAAAACGTTGTTCCTCAAATTGGTGATGTTGTGTTATGGAATAACGATTACTATGAAATAAACTTAATTAATGAAAACCAAGATATAGTTGGTAAAGTACCTGAATATAACTACAACGGTGAATATTTAGGTAACTTTGGAACAAGCTTCTCAATTATATGCCAAGCCAACTACATCTCCCCAGAAAAACTAGGATTAAACCAAGCTAGATAATGCCAAGACAATTACCTATATTACCAGGAACACCTGCTCAACGAGTAAATGAGCAATTAGATCCTTATCTTCCTGAGATAGGTAAGCCTATTTTACCTGAAGACAGAATAAATAGAGCTAATCAAGTATCTGTGGACATTGAGAATGATGTAAAACCATTCACTGTAGGTCTTCAAGATATAGATGAAGCTATTTTTTATTATTTCGATAATGTTATTCAACCTTCGGTAATACAAAACAGTAATCAAGTAAAAGTACCTGTAATATATGGTTCTCAAGAACGATGGGCTGCTGTTCAAAAAGATGGATACTACCGTGATAAAAACGGTAAAATAATGTATCCCATCATTATGGTGAGACGAACAGGATTTGAAAAAAATAGAAACTTAGCAAATAAATTAGACGGCAATGGAGTAAACAATTTTGCTGTTGCTCACGGACGTTACAACTCTAAAAACCAGTACACTAACTTTGATGTACTAAACAATTACTTACCTTCAGAAAAATACTACTTAACACCAGTACCAGATTATATTAATGTAACATTTGAATGCGTTATTATAACCAACTATATACAAGAAAACAATAAGATTGTTGAATCTATTGAGTTTGCTTCTGATTCGTACTGGGGTGATAAAAATCGTTTTCAATTTAGAACATATATTGATAGATTTGATTCTACTAATGAATATTCTATTAGTGAAGAACGAGTAGCCAAAACTACATTAAGTATAACATTGTATGGGTATATAATTCCTGACACTATCAATAAAGATCTAGCTACAAACGGACAAAAACAATTTTTCTCTAAATCAGTAGTTACTATTACTTCAGAGGTAGTTAGCGATATTAACAATCCTCGCGCAGGAGAATTATAAAGTATTTGGCTCTCTCAAATAAAGTTATTATAATACGGTTATGCAAAACACTACATTAACATTAGGTGAAATTCTGGATCTAGTAAATGAAATTTACGGACCAAATGGATTACTAAAGCAAAAAATATCTATAACTACTAAATATTGGTTAAATGATTTAGGTGAGCAACTCATTAAAGAACAAGCCACTATAAAACAATTCCATGATGAGTTAGTTATAAAATATGGTGCGGAGATTGATGGGGTTGTAAAGATAAACATATCTATTGACGATAGTGAAACTCAAACCAAAAAAATTAATCCAAAATATTTAGAGTTTAGTACTGAGTACAATAATTTACTAGCAGAAACTAAAAATATACAACACAAGACCTTTAATCTCTCAGACTTAAACGAGATAACAACTGAAGAAGATTATAAAGTATTTAGAAAACTAATAACGGTTGAATAATGTTTAAAAAATTTAAAGAAATAGCAGCAGCCTGGATTGAAGCCGCTAACCCATCAGCAGAAAGTCAAGCATTAGCTGAACGTAGAGCAGCTGTGTGTAATGGATGTGAATTTCGTAAGAAAAACACAACATTAGTTGATTTTTACTATTGTGATTTATGTGGGTGTCCTTTAGAGAAAAAAATATTTTCCCCTGTCAATTTAGAAACAAACCCATGTCCCGAAAATAAATGGGATAAGTAATTAATTAATTCAAATAAATTTTATGCCAGAACAAACCCAATTCCAACCAGTACAACAATTAACCCCTGAAGAACTAGAAAACTTCAAATCAGTACAATCAGAGTACCAAAAAGCTATATTCGATTTAGGTGTATTAAGCCTATCAATTGATGAAGCACAATCTAGAATAAGTGAATTAGTTGAAACTAAATCAAAATTAACATCATATATTGATGAAGTTAATACTAAACGAATCACTTTAACTACTGAATTAGGTGAAAAGTATGGTGATAAACAAGTTGACTTAGAGACAGGCGAACTCAAATAAACTTACTTCATTTTTACAAAGGTTTTAGAATATTTATCATCAGAACAAAATTCTATTAAAATATTTAAACTAACAATATAAAAAATGGCAGAAGCAATTATCTCTCCTGGTGTATATACCAATGAAAATGACCAGAGTGCAGTATCACAGGGCCCTATTGTAGCAGGAGCTGCGATTGTAGGTCCAACTGTTAACGGAGTTCCTTATGTTCCTACATTAGTTACTACTTATAGTGACTATATAGCGAAATTTGGAACTACCTTTAATAATGGAGCTAGTGGAAGTACAGAGTACTTTACATCATTAGCTGCAAAAAATTATTTTGATAATGGTGGAAACACATTATTAGTAACTAGAATTACTAATCAAGGTACAGGATCCGCTCTAGAATCATTCGCATCAGCAAGTGTAAAAACACGAGGAGCTGAAGCAACTGCTTCTTTAGATGTATCTGGTTTACATAAAGATGGTGTATTCTTTTTCTTAACTGGATCCTCTAATGGAACCACAGCAGCATCATATGGTAAATTCTGGTTAACTGGTTCAGGAACAGATGCCGCCCCTAATTACTATGTAGCTACAGGATCAACAGCCGCTAATACTGTTTCAAACATTGTTGCTAAAATTAACACATTATCATCTACTTTTAATATAGATGCTAATAATTCTACTACTACTTTGCTTTTAACAGCGAGTATGGCTAATTTTGAAAATATAGGAAACAGTTTCCATATTGTATCTTCAAGTACAGACAGAACATTTGTAGGAGGTGCTTTAGGAGCTGAAGCTTTTGAATTAGAAACATTAGCTTGGGGTGCTCAAATGAACAACTACGGTGGCACTGTAGTATCAGGAGCTTTACCAAGTGGTAGCTCAACAAATGTTAGATGGGAAATCCAAAACGTAAGCAATACATTAGGAACATTTACATTGGTTGTAAGAAGCGGTAACGACAACAACAACCAGAAAAATGTTTTAGAAACATGGACAAACTTATCCATGGACGTTAACCAACCAAATTACATTGCTCGAGTAATTGGTAATACTAAACCAGTATACACATACTCAGCAGCAGATGGTCAAGGATTTATCGATTATACTGGTGATTTTCCAAATGCTTCAAGATATATCAGAATTGCTAATGTGCCTCAAGCTCAATACAATACATTCGACAACAATGGCTCATACCAATCAGCATTATTTAGCGGAAGCTTACCATCGAATGGTACAGGTGCTTTAGATGGTGCATTTAACGGAGGTATTGTTGATACAACATTATCAAGATTCTTATTTGAAAATATAATCTCAGGTGTAACAAACGCTCAAGGATTTACAACATCAGATTATGCGCCTGCTTTAAACTTGTTAAGCAATACAGATGAATATCAATTTAACTTATTGTTAACTCCTGGTTTATTTTTAGCTGGTGGAAATGCAGCAATAAACATTGGTGCTAATAACGCTGATCCAATCGCTTTGTGTGAAGGAAGAGCAGATGCTTTAGCAGTAATCGACCCTGTTCCTTATGGTGGTTCAATTACAAGCGCTAAAACAGCAGCAAATGCTTCAAACTCAAGCTACGGTGCAGCATATTGGCCATGGTGTCAAGTATTCAGCTCAGCAATGGGTAAATTAGTGTGGGTACCTTCATCAGTATTGATGGGTGGTGTATTTGCATTTACCGATCAAGTATCAGCTCCATGGTTCGCCCCAGCAGGTACTACTAGAGGTGGTATTCCAAATGTAATAAAAGTTGAAAGAAAATTGTCTTTAAGCGATAGAAACAATTTATACTTAGATAATGTAAACCCATTAGCTACATTCCCTGGAGAAGGTGTTGTAGTATTCGGACAGAAAACATTACAACAAAAAGCAACAGCTTTAGATAGAGTAAATGTTAGAAGATTGTTAATTGCTTTAAAAGGCTACATCAGTGGAGTATCTCGTGCTTTGGTATTTGAACAAAACACAGCTGCTACAAGAAATAGATTCTTATCTCAAGTAAATCCATACTTAGATAGCGTTGTTCAAAGACAAGGTTTATATGCTTATAAAGTGGTAATGGATGAATCAAACAATACACCAAGTGTTGTAGATAGAAATCAGTTAATTGGTCAAATTTATATTCAACCAACTAAAACAGCTGAATTTATTATCTTAGATTTCACAATTTTACCAACAGGCGTTGAATTCCCATCCTAATTAATATTTATAATAAACAATTAATAAATACAAGATAACATGCCTATATTAAACGCAAACGAAATCATGTTTACTCAATATGAGCCTAAAACACCAAATAGGTTTATAATGTATGTAAACGGTATCCCATCATATATTATCAAAGGAGTAAGTGCTGTAAATTTTGATGATGGAGAAATTATATTAGATCACATCAACACCTATAGAAAAATCCGTAGTGGAAAAAGACTATGGGGTGATATGACATTTACATTATTCGATCCAATCGCCCCATCAGGTGCGCAGGTAGTAATGGAATGGGCTCGTTTAGCATATGAGTCTGTAACAGGTAGAGCTGGATATTCGGATTTCTATAAAAAAGACATCACATTTAACGTACTAGGACCAGTAGGTGACGTAGTATCTGAATGGATTGTTAAAGGTGCTTTTATTAAAACAGCAAACTTTGACGATTACGATTGGTCAACATATACAGAAGCCGTTAATCTTACTATGACTATTGGTATGGATTATTGTATCTTGAACTACTAATCAATACAATTACAAACAATTGAAGAACCCGATAGAAATATCGGGTTTCTTTTACAAAAAGTATATTTTCGATATATTTATATACAAATAATATAAAGTTTATGGCAGATTTAAAAATTCCAACAGAGGTTATTACGTTACCTTCAAAAGGTCTTGTTTATCCCGAAACATCATTGTTAGCTAAAGGAGAAATCGAAATGCGTTATATGAGCGCTAGAGATGAGGATATCCTAACTAACATTAACTTCATTAAACAAGGCACAGCAATAGATAAATTATTGCGCTCACTAGTTGTAACTCCTATCGATATCGATGACTTGATTGTAGGAGACAAAAATGCAATTTTATTTGCAGCCCGTATTTTAGGATATGGTAAAGATTATTCTTTTAAATTTAAAAATGAATTAACCGGTAAAGAAGAAGAATATACCGCTGATTTAACTGAATTAAAAGAAAGAGAAATTGATGAGAAAGTATTTGAAAAAGGTAAAAACGAATTTACATTTGTATTGCCTCGTTCACAAAACACTATCACATTTAAGTTCTTAACTGGTAAAGATGAAAAGTCAATTGACGCGGAAATTAAAGGACTTCAAAAGATTGACGCAAATGGGTCATTTGAAAATACTACGCGTTTAAAGCACATGATTACCGCAGTTAATGGCAAAAGTGACCGGGTGTCTGTAATTGATTTTGTGGACAATTACCTACTAGCCCCAGACTCAAGAGCATTTAAAAAATACTACAACGAATTATCCCCAGACATTGATACTGCAATAACAATTGATAAAGATGGATACGTTCAGGAGGGCGTGGTTATCCCTATAGGGATTAGCTTTTTTTGGCCTGACGCCTAGTTATAGAGAACATCTATTTACTCGAATACATGAAATAGTATTTTACGGCAATGGTGGTTATGATTGGGAAACAGTTTATAATTTACCAATAACGCATCGAAATTTCATTTATAATAAAATTCGAGAACATTTTGAGAAAGAAGCAACCAATGCTAAAAAGCAACAAGACGCTATGAAATCTAAAACCGGACAAGTAGCAAAACCAGCTATAAACCCGACATATACAGCAAAAGCCCAACGAAAGTAGGGCTTTTCATATTTATCTATATAATACATTACTATGGCTATAACTACAGATAACGATCAATTAAACGAGTATAATGACCTGTTAAGGGAATCGGTAAATTATTCTAAACAATTATCCGATAACGTTTTAGCGCTAGCTGGTAGAATGGCCAATATGACTATATCTGCTAGAGCTACTAGATCGGCTATGACTGATATTAATAGAGATATTAATAAAACCATACAACTATCTGATAAATTAAATCAAGGGAAATTAAAGCAGAAAGAGATTGATACCCAAATAACAAAACTTCAAAATACCTTTAACAAGTATCTTGATGAAACCGCCAATGGGGTTAATAACATCAATGAAGTATATCAAAAACAAACTGACTTACTTACAGATATAAGTAATGAGATGGCTCGTCAAGCTACATTACAAAATAATATAGCAGCCTCTTACAATACTCTTAATAATTTAACCCAACAGTTATCTCAAATAAATGCCCAAATGGTTGGGGCTAATGTTATACAACAACAAAGTCTCCAAAATCAAGCAAATGCTCTTAAGATTTTAATTAAAGATGAAACTGATACTCTAAACATAAAAGAAAGACAATTAGATTCTTCTAAAAGAATAGTTAAAGAATTAAACACAGAGTTAACTAAAGCCGATAG